ACTGGTTAACTGGTTTGATTGCTTTGTGTAGATATGAGATAACTCGACCTGAGTTACTGTCAAGTAGTCCTGATGGAACATACACTATCGAATCAGCAGCAATCTTAATTCCTTGATCATTACCCTGCGAACCAGCTGCTGAAAATGATTTATCATTGTAGATAAAATACTCTTCTACTTTAGTAATCATCTCAATGCCATTGACACTTGGATCAGGGTCTTTTTTTGTTTCCCGAACCTTGCGAATTTTAGTTGGGTCAATAAATCTTAAAGATTGTAAACCCTTCTGTGGGTCTTTGTTATCAATAACTTTGTGATAGAACATTCTTCCATCAATATACCACCGACGAAAAATATCATGACCCTTCTCATTAAAATTGAGAAGACGAAGAACTTCACTAAATTCTGCTCTAATACGCCGCTTAATTTTATCGCCGTAAGGTAAATTGGTTAAGTCTATGTTAACCGGAATATCATTTAGATTTGAAATGATACCTTCATTCACAATATCTTCAATCGCAGCATCACACTCCGATTGCATAGAAATATCTCTGTAACGACGAATGAGGTCAAGCTCATTGCGTTCCCGTCCATCTGTATCTAGTACAGACGAAAAGAAACCGCCGCCCGCGATCTCAATTGCGCCATCATCAGGAGTGGGGTCGGTGAAAGTTTTCTCACGCGGCCCCACATCCTTCTGTGCTTTTTGTATTGTAAAGCCAAATAGTTCTGCCATAATGTTTTTATCTCCTACCTTCTATTTAGGAGGTTCAAATATTAACCATCACCGCCGTCAATAGTCAGGGCGGCCTGAACGCCAGAAGCTTCAAAGTGCTGATATCTCCAACTAACTGAGAATTCTTCAACTGTACTTTCACTATCCATACTCAGTTCAATTGCAGAACCACTTGTAGTTGGCCAACAGTTACGAAGAATATATTTCTTTAGAACTGTACCACTACGGTCCAGTTGTTCCACCTCCAAATCTGTTTGATAGTCAGAAGGAGCTGTAACACCAGTAGCCTCAACAAAATCATTGATGCCGTTTGACCAATTTTCAATTGCGGTCTTAATCATAAAGTCTGTATCATTATAGAACGTAGTTTCCCAAGCTTCTGGTTCAGCTGCATCACCAGCCAAGTAAATAGTACGACCACGGAATTTCAAAGGAATTTCTGTGATAGCACGAGTTGGTAATGCTGCGGCTTTTACTAGAAACGAAGTTCTACGAGTAACAAGACCGATGAAATCGATACCTGATGGTGGAGTAATAGTTACCCTAAATTGGTTGGCTCTTGCACCACCACCGATTAGATTTGCTTTAAATTCATCTATATTTGACATGATTAACCTCCTACTTCACTAAACGCAACACCAGTTCGAACGGCGATGAAGTTTAGTGTAATAAAGTTGATTGACCTTGCTGGTTTGATGTAGATGTCACCAATAAACTCGTTACGGTCAATGACCTCACCAGTATTATTAGTTGTATCAGCAACTACCTTAAAGTCGAAAATACCTCTACGACCCTGCACATCCCGCAAGAAAGGTTCTACCAGATTGCGGAACTGGGCCCTTGTGAATTCATCGTTGAACTCAAAGAGTTGGAACTTAGAAGCAGTGGCAATTGCCTTCTCAAGAACAAGGAACAGACGACGCACGTTAATGCGATCAAATGCACTTGGTTTGGAAAGAGCAGTCTTATCACCAAAGAGTGTGACACCCTGACCGGGGAAATCAACCACTGGGTTAATCCGAGCCTTGTAGAGAATGTCACGATCTGCTTTCTGTGGGTTGTAAGAAAGTTTAACTGCACTACGAAGTCCACCACGATTGTAACCAGCTGGGGAGAACCAAGGGTCTGCAACAGCATCTGTAAATGCACAAAGACCAGCAGTATCACCGTTCAAAGGAACAAATCGAAACACATCGTTATACTTATCATACATGTACTTGTATCCACTATCGAATACCATGTACGAAGACGATGGGCATTTGTCAAACGCATCCTTGACATTTTCTGTCTGAGTGATGGATGATGTTACACCAACTGTTGCAGCACGATAAGGAGATACGAAACCAACGCAATCCCTACGCAACTCAACAAGGTCTGTGATCATAGTAACATGTGTGTCCTGACCAGATTCGGTGTCTGCAACAGCTGAACTTGGACCACCCAGAATCAGGTTGACATCAAGATTTTCTGTGTCAGCAAACTTGTCATATGCAAGTTCCATTTCACCAGCAGTCACGGAGTAATCATCCGTTCCACCAGTTAGTGTATCAACAGTAACTCCACTTACTATTGTATAGTCCGTACCTGATGCAATATCTGTACCCCAGTTGGAACCAGCACTAATATGATCTGTCCAGTAAATAAATCCAGAACTACGGAAGATAACATCTGCATAGTAGTTATTACCACCCTGTGTTGTCTTCCCACTTGGGTTCTTAGACATTGCTGGGAACACTTCGATGATTGCTGCTGTGCGTTGTCCTTTAACATCAACATCAAAACCTGTAATGTCACCTGTTTTGTCATAAACTGCAACGTGAAGTTCATCTAGTTCACCCCGCCCGTTCGCAATTGAAAAAGCAGATGTGCCGGGAGCTTCAGCAAATAGATCACTGAAACGCCAACGACGACGAACTAGAGAGTTATCAGGAATAATTGTCTGAAGTCCGGCACCAGCAGGATCATCAAGAACCCGAATGGTGAGAGTTTCAGAAGAAATTGCTGTAACTTCATATTCTACGTTACCCGATTCCACTTTGTCATGTCCAGCAGCTGCTGAAAACACCAGAGGAATATTGTCGGCAACTGTGATTGCTTTATCAAGGATGACATTTTGCTGATCAGTAACCGTGGCAACTTTAACCACTACGTCACCATCAGAGATGCCTGCACCAAGAACTCGCGCCCCAACTGCAATTGTACCAGTGTTACCATCAACCACAAGATTTTTGGTAGCTACTGTGATTGCACCGTCAGATGTTGCAACAATAGCACTTGCATCGTAGAACTGAATAATGTCACCAATTATGATTGACGCATCAGTTGCATTTTGGTCATCAACTGTAATTGATAGATCACCAATTGCACCAGCACCATTAACTAGGTTAAGAGAACCAAGTTGCTGACTGAATGCCCTTGCGCTACCGCAAATATCAACACCAAGTGAATTACCATGAGTACCAGCGGTACGAGCAGTCCACTCACCGTGAGAACCCGAACCATCAGCAAAACTGTCTTCATAATGGTCATCGTCACGAATGAGGATACCACTGTTTGCACCAGCGTTTAGAATGCCTGATTCTGCGCGAACCACGCGAAGAGCGTCACCATACTGCAAGAAGTTTGCAGCGGTGAACCAAAACTCAAAATTTGAACTATTTGGCTTACCAAATGTCTGTAGCAGCTGTTCTTCCGAATTGATGGCGGTAACTGAACTTACTGGACCTTTTTGGAAAGGTCCGGCAATCGCGCCAATGGATGTAGATACAGCAGGAACAACATTAGTAAGATCAATTTCCCGTACATGAACGCCGGGTGAAACTAGAAATCCCATGTCTTTACTCCTAACTTAAAGAGAGTTATTTGTTATACAGATATTTATAAAAAACCTCTTTTACAAAACTCGCTTTTATAAGTGTTATATCATATAAATAGAATTATGAATGATCATTATGAAAAATACAAAGATACCATCAAGAAGGTTTCACGAAGAAACTACCAAAAACGGGTATACCTTCTAAATGAATTTCTCACAGAAAAATCATGTGTTCACTGTGGTGAGGCAGAACATGTCTGTCTCAAATTCTGGCCTCATGATGCAGAGATACGCAAAGTATCCAAGAGAGTTGGAACAAGTGATGCTAGTCGCAAAGAGGTATTCCACCTAATTGATCAATCTGTCATTCTATGTTACAACTGTTATATCAAGAAACATCATGATCTAATTGAATTTATTTAGTAGTTTACCAACTTCCAGAACTGTCTCTAACAATAGGCGACCAACGAGTTCCGTATTCGTCTACCATTTCCCCGATATTCTCATCCTCAAGTCCATTTACTATGAAACCAAAGGGTGCCATATCCTGTTCTAAAGCATCTTGTTGCTCAGACATCATCGTTCTACGGATATCGTTATCAGTCAATTCTTTGAAATACTGTTGGTCTGTGACCCATGCAAAGATGAAGAGACATGCAACAAGGTCATCGTTACATCCATCATCAGCTTCGAACGACGCACCCTTAACAATAAAGGTTGATAACTCATTAATACATTCGTAATCCTCAATAATAAGTTTATTATCCTCAACCAACTGTTTGAGGTTTGAACAACCAATCTTCTTTGTTGCCTTTGTAGTTCTTACCCCCAACTGAGCTCTGCCACCGCTGAACCCCCCACCAAGGACTTGTCCTGCCCGTCCACGCATACTTGCCATAATAAGGTTGTCATACTCCAAGTCAAATTGCATAGAGTTAGCAACCTGTTCTCCAATGTCATTGACCTCAATCAACACAAATGCTTGATTGTATGCTCGCGCAGTGTCATAGATTTTAGATGGGAATATGAGAGGTTTAATCTCATTATCACGATATTTTGCAACGACCCTGTATGGTATTTCACTCACATCCACAACCACAAAGGC